TTAATTCACCAGAGCAATCTTCTGGCACTGTTAAGACGAGTGGCATAAAGATACGTGGGGTAGGCGCGGCTACTAAGGGAATTATTGCCCGTGGGCCAATGGCGTAGGGAGTAGTAGGTGAACTACACCGAACTTACAACCAACATACAGGACATCTGTGAACAGACGTTTACGGTAGATCAGCTGGCTATGTTTACTCAACAAGCGGAACAGCTTATCTACAGCGTGGTGGATTTACCTGCTATGCGGATCAACCAAACTGGCACTACCACCATTAACAACAAGTACCTTACGATGCCGTCTAACATGCTGTACGTGTATTCTGTTGCTGTGGTGGATGCGCTTAGTCAGTATCAGTACTTAATAAACAAAGACGTGAGCTTTATACGAGAAGCCTACCCAATAGCAGCTGACGCTGCATTGCCCGTGCACTATGGTATTTTTGCCGATGGTACGTTCATACTAGGCCCAACTCCTGATGCGGCGTATGCTGCGGAAATTCATTTTGCCAAGTATCCTACGTCTATAGTGACGGCTGGCACTACCTGGCTAGGTACTGAGTTTGATTCGGCATTACTCAATGGCGCTTTGGTGGAAGCTATACGTTTTCAAAAAGGGGAGCCAGATATGGTAGCCCTGTACGACCAAAAGTATGCACAATCTATTGCTTTGTTAAGGAACTTAGGCGCAGGTAGGTTAGAAACAGACACCTACCGCAGTGGTGTGGTACGAGTCCCTCCAAATTAAAGGATAAATTATGTTAAGCACCACAGGTAGCATGGAAGTAGGAATAGTAAAAATAGGAGCCGTATCTAACCGGGGTTTTACCCCTGAAGAAATAGCGGCACAAGCCTTAGATAAGATTATCTCTATAGGTAATAACTCACATCCAGTTATACAGGCCCAAGCAGAAGCATTTAGAACAGAGATTGGGGGTGTATTACTTGCGTATTTAAAACAAGCTGTGGCTTCACATAACACCACGTTAACCAACCGTTTTCGGGATGCAGGACATCCAGAATTAGTTAAATTATTAGAGGTATAAAATGGCTATTACAATCACAACGGCAATGCCTACATCGTTCAAAGTAGAACTTTTGAAAGGTTTGCATGATTTTACGGTGGGCAGCACTACGTTCAAGATGGCGCTTTTTACAGCTACAGCTTCGGGTAGTGGTACTTATGGTGCTGCAACCACTAATTATTCTGACATGGGTGCGGATGAATTGGCTACAGCTACGGGATACACCAGACCGGGCGAGTTTCTAACGTCTGTCACACCCACCGCTGATGGAACTACAGCAATCTTAGATTTCGCCAACGAAACGTGGGGATCATCTAGTTTTACTACTTGCGGTGGTTTGATCTACGATACCTCGGACTCTGATTCAGCTTGTGCTGTGTTGAGCTTTGGAGGGGATCAGACCGTAAGCACTGGTGATTTTCAAATCCAATTCCCAGCTCCGGCATCGGCCACTGCGATCATTCGTATAGCTTAGTAGGAGCTTGCAATGGCAGGATGGGGTCAACGGCCTTGGGGTTTTAACCGATGGGGTGGCGCACCTGCCACTGTTGTATATCTTGGTGCTGTCTGGGGTGCTCGTGGGTGGGGTGAAGAAGCATGGGGTGCTAACGGCATCTCAACAGTTGGTACCGGTGCTATTGGGTCGGTTGTTGTAAGTTACAGCAGTATAGCTTACCCAACAGGAGTAGTAGGAACAGGTGCAGTAGGTACTGTTGTAACAAGTTACAGCAGTATAGCTTATCCAACAGGAGTAGAAGGTACAGGGGCAATAGGAACCCCATCAATAGTCCCAAGTTTTGCTATTACTGGTGTACAAGGCGTAGGACAAATAAACAGTGTTAGTACTAACACCAGCGATTCAATTGTACCCAACGGGGTAGTAGGAACAGGCGCAGTAGGCACAGTTACTTTTAGTATTGGTACAGTATTTAGTGTTACCGGAGTAGTAGGAACAGGGGCAATAGGGACAGTAACGCCAGCCTACGACTGGATTGTTTACCCCACAGGAGTGGCGGGAACCGGAGCTGTACAAGCAGTAACCCCTACAGTTATATTTACGGTAGCTGGAGTAGCAGGAACAGGTGCAGTAGGCACGGTAACAAACACAAGAAGTGCGAATATTTTCCCCACAGGGGTAGTAGGAACAGGCGCAATAGGAACCATCATACGGGGTGGTTGGACAAGCATAGACGTTTCACAAGACCCCAATTGGGTAGACATAGACATAGCAGCATAGGAAACAATTATGGCAACTTATGACAATGATTTACGGCTCAAAGAGATTACCACCGGAGATGAGGACGGTACTTGGGGTACTTCAACCAATACCAATTTAGAACTTATAACCGATGCTCTAGGGTATGGTACTAAAGCTTTTGCAGCTGACTCTAATGAAACGTTCACGATGCCGGATGCAACAGCAGATGGTACTCGCTCACTGTATCTTAAGTTCACTTCAGGTGTTTCTTTAACGAGCACACGCACAGCCACGGTTGGCCCTAACACAATTAGTAAAGTGTGGATGGTTGAGAACGCCACAACGGGTGGTCAATCAATCATTATCAAGCAGGGCGCGGGCGCGGAAGTTACTATAGCCACAGGTGAAAAGACTTGGCTTTATACAGACGGTGCTGGAGCAGGTGCAGCAGTTGCTCTTGCTAACCCTACGGAAACAGGCACAGGCACAGTTACTTCTGTTGCAACCGCCGATGGTGGCGGGATTAATGGGCTTACTCTGACAGGGGGGACGATCACTACCAGCGGCACTATTACTTTTGGGGGTGCTTTATCTGGGGTTGATCTGACCTCTCAGGTGACAGGAATTTTACCAACCGCTAACGGTGGTACAGGGAGTAGTTCTACTACTTTCGTAAACCTAACAACAAACGTTACAGGAACTCTCCCAGTAGCCAACGGTGGTACAGCAGCAACTACGGTTAATGCAGCACGACAGGAGATTGCTTTGCCCGCCCTAGCTGATGTGCATACCTCAACCCCAGCTACTCTTGTTGATGGGCAGTATTGTGTGGCAGCAGCAGGTAGTATTACCTTTACGTTGCCAGCCTCTCCTGCGGTAGGGGATAGCGTCATCATCAAGGATGGAACCGGAGCAGCCGCAACTACAGCTTTTACCGTAGGGCGTAATGGCTCTAACATCGCAAGCTCTGCAACCGACCTCACTTTTGATAAGAACTTTGCAGAAATAACGCTGACCTACATCGATGGAACTATTGGCTGGAGTGTGTAATGAGCAATCTTTCCGAGCTGATACCCGCAGGAGGCGGTCAGAATAATACCGACTTTGTGGCTGACGGGGGGATAACCTCTGGTAAGCCTGTCATCCTGACAGCGGCGGGTAAAGTTACTCAGGTTGCTGGAAGCGTAGGAAGTGAAACCCTTGGCTCTCCTGTTGACGCTAGTGGTGCTGCGACTATAGGTTACGGGGTGGTTGGCGTGTATGATGCCGCTTCTGGGAAAATGGTTATTGTTTATGTTAAGACTGGGGGTGTGTATGTAGTTGTCGGAACTATATCTGGAACAGTCATTTCGTGGGGAACTCCTGTAACTGCTTACTCTGGAACGGGTGATGATAAGCCAGCAATTTGTTATGACTCCGTTACAGAGCAAGTCATTATTGCCTATCGAGTTAACCCCGACACAGGCACCTATGTAATCACGGGGAAGGTTTCAGGAACGACAATATCTTTCGGGACAGCGGTAGCCGTTGATTCAACCGTTAATATGTCGGAATTTACGGTTGCCTATAATGTCGCTGACAGCAAGGGGTTGGTAATTTATGGAAGCCAAGGGCTGTCCAGTAATTCTGGTCGTGCAAAGGTCATCACCGTTACTGGAACTGCAATAAGTCTTGGCACACAGTACAACTGGCAAACAAGTGGGTATGTCAATAATAACCACTATTGTTCTACTTATGATTCAAATGCAGGGTCAATAGTTTTTGCGAATCAATCAACCGCGAATAGCGGAAAAGCTGCTGTTTTTACCATTTCTGGGACTAATGTGAGTGCTGGTACTTTTACCCAATATACCACTGGCAATACAACCGGAACCTCTATTACCTATGACTCAACCGCTCAAAAAGTAGTCACCGCTTCCAGACAGACTACAACTACTTATGGGTATGCGGCGGTTGGAACTGTATCGGGAACCTCTATTTCTTTTGGAAGCCCAGTAGCTTTTAATAGCTCCCAAGTCGCTGCTGCTTCAGTGTGTTGTGCTTACGGAGGTGATTCGGCAAATGTAACAAATATTCTTTTTGCTCCTGATACTGACAATTACCTTTATTACATTAACGGAACAGTCAGTGGAACCAGTATTAGTTTCAATACAGAGGCAAGAGCGTATAGCGATAACGCAACCTCGCCAAGAGCAGGTATAAGCACTGCAACTTCTGGAAAAGTTCTTTTTATAATAAATCCCAGTTCAACTGTTGGGGGATTAATCGACAATTATATTTACGGGGCTGTCCTCCAAAATGTAGTAACTACCACTAACCTCA